AACTCCAATTAGATGACTCTAAGTTAGGAGTGGAGATACCACCAGAGAGTAAGAGTGAATTAGATTTAAGCTTTGCAAAGATTGAACGTATGATTATGGAAGCTATCGCAGCATCCACTGATCGAGTTCAGATATTCACAGCACTTAAACATCTAGTCGTAACTGGTAACGCCTTATTATATATGGGCAAAGAAGGTATGAAGATGTACCCTCTCAACAGATACGTTGTAGAAAGAGATGGTGACGGTAGCCCTTGTGAGATAGTTACAAAAGAAAAAGTAAACAAAGATTTACTACCTGCAATGCCTCTACCTCTGAGTAAAGAATCAGATCTTGTAGACAATTCAGGTGAAAGTTCCAAAGATGTTGACGTGTACACTTGTGTTAAGCTTACTTCTAAAGGATGGAAGTGGTGGCAAGAGGTACATGATATACTCATACCTGGGAGCGAAGGTAAAGCTCCTAAAGATAAATGTCCATTCTTACCACTACGGTTTGTAACAGTAGATGGTGAGGACTATGGTAGGTCTAGAGTTGAAGAGTTCCTTGGTGATCTTAAATCACTAGAAGCATTGATGCAAGCCCTTGTAGAAGGTAGTGCAGCAGCAGCTAAGGTTGTCTTCACAGTCTCACCTAGCTCAGTTACTAAACCTCAGTCACTAGCTAACGCTGGTAACGGTGCTATCATTCAAGGTAGGCCGGATGACATAGGAGTAATACAAGTAGGTAAGACAGCTGACTTCCAGACAGCTTATCAATTAATAAATACATTAGAGAAAAGACTTGCAGAAGCTTTCTTAATTATGAATGTCAGGGATTCCGAACGCACAACAGCAGAGGAAGTTCGTATGACACAGATGGAACTAGAGCAACAGCTTGGGGG